GTTATTTCTGTCTCTTCGCCTAGCACCCGGCGCTTCAGTCTCATTTGACCCGGAAGGTCAACGTCCGCTGCAACGTCGTCACTCCATCCTGCATTTCGCATGGCGTTTGCTACCAGCATATAACTTTGGATGACGTCTTGATGTGGGAACATCTTAACCATCAACCGTCTACCCTCCACACATGTAGACGCGTAACCGAGCACTCTGATGAGCCATTCAGAGGGTTCGCGCTTCCTGTGGCGTTCAGGGTAAACCATCCTTTGCACGAGCTCACGCTCAGGACGATGAGGCTGGCTATGCATCCACCAATGCCCAAGAAAATGCGTTCGATTATCGTCGAATTTCTTGGACTCGGCCGACTTATCCGTGATTGTTGATTTCTCAACACTCAGGACGAAGCCCAGATCGCTTGCTGCAGAGGCCAACTGCGAGAGTGTTATCCTCGCGTTTGAACCAATAATGATGTCGTCACCCATCACCAGCACGCGGTCATGTGGTAGGCTGTGACCCGTCACTTTCTCCCACATGTACGATACGAGAATCAGATTCACGATCGAGTCGATAATGGAAGTAAACGCACTCCCACTCGGTACACCTTTGTGTTTCTGATAAACCCGTCCATCTGGTGCAATAATGCGCGAGTGGATGAAGTCATTGACGTACCTTCTCCACACACTCAGCTCTGACTCGTCAAGATCAAGATGCGTCCGTGCCACCCGGAAAGCGTCATCAATCATGCGAGCAGGGACTGTAGAATCAAACTTCGAAAAGTCTAACGAATAGACATAGCGAAAGCGTGACTCTATCTCGGAGATGATCGCTCCTTGTTCGTGACCCCTGAGGCCCCAAACAAACGGACGACGCCTCTCCAGAGCCTGAAGGACTCGTTTACTGTAACGCGTGCCCACAATAGTCGTAGCGAGCGGCGCCATCCAAACGAGCCTAGTCTTTGGACCAGCAATCCCAGGCTGAACCCGACGACCAAAAACGTAAGGGTCAAACCCTC